GGTGCTGTGCCAGTGTTGACTTCGTTCCAAATCAATACATTTGTAGCGGTACCTAGGCTGAAAGTCAAGGCATTTCCAGAAGGAAATACATTACATTCTGTAAGTACATCTGCTACTGAATTCAATGCAGTTGTTAAACTGATTCCTGTAACATCTACTGGTGTATTTAAATCTACTGTTTCAGCTCCTAATGTCAGAGCCATAGTCTGACCATAATTAGGATCAGCTATAAATTGACCATTATTCCATCTTGAATTGCCCCAAGTAGCATCTCCCCAAGCCATAGTAGTATCACCGGCTCCGGTATTCGCATCTCCAGTAATTTCAAAATTATTTTGTCCTGGTATTGCTAAAAATGCGGCCATTGCTTGACCAGTGACTGTTGCATCTGGAGCTGGATCAACACCAGAAAAGTTTTCTGACATTGCCATTACCAAAGTATTTATTGGCTGATTACCATAGACTCCAAATCCCCAACTAGAATTACCCCAAGTAGAAGCTGATTTGGCTGATATTTCGGCAATTGTAATATTGTCTGCAATTACTGTTCCTAAAGCAGCGGACATTGCAATACCTGAAGGTTGAGCAAACGCAGGATTAAAGTTTAATTGAGCAACCATTGGTAGACCTGTCAACTCCTCAACAAAAGAAGCAAATGCTTCTACAGTCGCTGGAGCAGAAACAGTTAATGGATTACCTGTAGGTATTACATTTGAGTCACCATTAATTGTTGAACTACCAAGTCCTTCTGACATTGTCATTGCAATACCAGTTACTGCATGTAAATTTCCTGATTGACCCCAAGTTTCTATACCCCAAGCATCAGAACTCCATCCTTGATTAATTTCATTTATAATTGTTATGCCACTATTATTAAGTGACATCGAAAGAGCTTCACCATTATTCCAGTCACCAAAGCCCCATACATTAGCGCCCCAAGCAACATTGTTAGGATTAGATACTTGAACTGTTAAATCTTGGTTTTGATTCCAAGCTCCTTGATTCCAAGAGTGAGCTCCCCATGAATTAACAACCATATCCATGATGCCACCCATACCAATGCCATGGACGTAACATAAATAATAAAAATCTGTAAAAGAAGATGGGGTTACTTCTACGTATCGAGTTGTAGCCGCATTAAATGTAGTGGTGTTAGTGTATTGAGAATAAGTAACGGCACCGTCTAAATAATAAGTTACACCAGAAGTTAGATATTGATCTTTGCTGGTAGTAGTAGAAAATATTAAAGGGTGATTGTCATTAGTGCCTGCACTTTGATCAAAACGCAAAGTAGAATTTGCAACCCAATCAACTGTTCCAGGTCCTGTTGCATTTCGTGCACCGTCTAAATAAAATACGCTACCTGTGCCACCGCCATATAAGCTTCCACTTGCTACGGTAACCGTGTAAGTTTTATTTGCCATAGGAGCTTCCTCCTATTAGCCCGATATTCTTAGTATCGCTGCTGTTGATGTTGGCGCTGGAAACTGAATTGTAAAAGTTCCTGACGTAGCTGTTTTGTCTGCTCCAAAATCTAAAACACAAACTGCATCAGTAGTTCCTGATCCGGCTCCTGCCGTTGTGTTATAAATTAAAGCACCTCTTGCAGTCAGAGTTACACCTGTAAACGATCTGTCTGCAAAATCACATCTTGCTACACCTGCAGTCATAGAAGTTCCTAAGTTAACTAGAGCTCCGCCACCTTGTGTGTACTGACCAGTGTTTGCAACTTGACCACCTGTGCTATCGCCAGGATAGTTAGTAGTTGCAGAGTTTAGAGTTGCTGTTGAAGAGTAAAGAGCTAATTTGAACGTATCACCACCAGTTTGTTTAAAACTCATTGCTCCATCTAAAAGTTCTTTTTTAAATGAATTACAAATTGCTTGTGTTATTGCCATCGTTTATCTCCTATTGTTTTCCTATTCGAGGAACACCGCTTTGGTATTCATCCCGTCTTCGTCTTCCCATTTGTTCGATTGAGAATCCTTTAACAGCCTCTTGATATTTTTTATCATATAACTGAAGCATGTCAATGGGTCCCTTTAAGAAACCATAAGCCTCTACTAGGCATGCATACAATAAGCCATTGGGAAATTTTTGACTTAGGTATGTAGTTGTATTTGTAGACGATAACCCGGCAGTTTTCAAGATATAATTTATTTGAATTGTGTAAGTCGCATCAGGGGTAGGGGCAAAAACTAAAGTCTTTTCATCCCAATAGCTATAATATTTTGGAACACCCGTCTCTCCTTTTGGATTATACTCAGACATAAAATTAGTATCTCTATACTGTAAAAAATCTCTATTATCTGCTGCGGCTGTACCATCAGAATCTACAATTTGAGCGGATCTAACTATTAATAAATCTTCAGGGGTATCTATAAATCTCGTATTTAAAACTAAGCTAGCTGTTGCATATCTTCTATTATTATCAGAATCTACTTCTCTTAAGATTTTAAGTTCAGCATCTTGAATAAATCCATTTAAAATAGTATCCGTAAATACGTTACTTGATACTTCAGTATAATCTTTAATTTTTTGTTTTAGTTCTGTGTATGTCATGCTCTATCATTAACGGGTCCAGCTAAACATTGAAACCCGCCTCCTGTTTCTGTACTGCTTGCAGCAGTTATTAAGTTAAAAGTAAAACTGTTATTTTGTGTAACAGTTGAAGGTTGACCCGCTTGTGGGACTACTGTTGGAACCATAGTCACGGAATAAGCTCCGTAGACTTTTGCTCCGCTTGAGTGCGCACCTGCGGGTGTGTTTTTGGGAGTCTGTCCTCTAAAAGGAGCAGCTGTTCCTCGAACACAATTTGATAAAACGTTTCCTGAATTACCGTTATAAAAAATAGTTTCATTTTCAAATAAACCTGAAACAGAATTTATTTTTTCAATCATAATGTAACCTTGACTTGGAAAGGCAGAAGAGTCTGTTAAAGTTATAGAAATATCTGTAGCAGTAATGTCACCATTTAAAGTTGTTTGTAATTGTAAAGTAGAAACTGAAACTCCACCTACTGGAGATTTAACATCATAAAATCTTATGAAGTCTCCTGTTCTATAATCACTAAATGGAAAACTTACTGAAACTTGAGTTGATGCAGCAGTCATTGTAAAAGGATTTTTAGGTAAAAAATCTGTAGTTGGAAATTCTGTTCTTGCCGGTCTTGGATGTGGTAATCCTTGAGGACTAGCAGTGTAGGGTTTAGGCTCTAGCTGTGGTTGCTTTGGTTCATACTCTGAAGTATGAACTCTTGCACCATTCCATTCTTTAACCATTTCAGTATATGGATATGCTAATCCAGATCTGTCTGAAATAAATAATGCGTATCTGCCTTTTGATAAATTTCCCATAGTTATATACTCGGATAATAAGTTTTAGGTGAAATGTAAACACTAGCTGAAGAACCATCTTCTTCTAGAGCTCTAGCCAATTCATCCTCATAAATTAATTTCATTTCTTGTATTCTCGGTTGTGCATATTTCATAGCTAGATAATACGACAAACCAGCTACCATGCAAGGTACAAATCTAAATGGTACATCACTTGCATTTGTGTAATCTCCCACATCTTGTATTCTTTTTTCATAATAAAAATTTATTACATTTCCATTTTCTGATGAACCTGGTGTTAAATATAAAGTTATTAAAATATGATCTATAAATCTTTGAACAAAATATTGTGAAGGTTGTCCTGTAGCTGATTTATTGGAAAGAGCTTGAAACTGTGATCTATTAATTTTTTCTAACGGAGCATCTACATTAGAAGAATTTCTATAAGACATTTCTAAAATTTCTGTAGCTTGATTAACAAAATTAGTGACAGCATCTCCATTAGAGTGAGTCGCCGCAGTTGTTCCGTTTACTCCTCTTGTAACTCCTGTTAGCTCCAAAGAACTAAATCCAGTGTAAGAAATATTTTCTGATCCTACATTTATTGTGCCTGTATCAGGCATACGATCTTTAGAAGCAATTGTAATTCCAGTGGTTGCGCTTGTAGATGAAATAGCAGCAGTTAAAGTAGTAGTTACTCCATTGGAGTTTCCGTCAGACGTAGCTCTAAAAATTTTATATTCGTTTTGATTATTAACTAAAGTAATATTAGTGTTTGCTACTTCCCAAAAATGAAGCCCTCTATTTCCCCATTCTTGAAACATTATGTTTAACGATCTTCGGGCAGTTTTTAGATTATAACCGCTCATGTCAAATTGACCAAGTCTGTTGTAAGACTCTTCAATTATCTCGTCAATTTTAAACGTTTTGTCAAACGTTGTAGTGCCTGAAGTAACGTTGGCCATTTAAACTCCTAGCTATAAAATACAGAACAAACTGTTACGTGCTCAGTAGTAAAAGCAACTGTTAAGTCTGTTGTAAATAAAATTGGTCCAGGAAAATTAATTACTAAAGGTGATGCGCCTGAAGCTGTGCCTGTAGTTTTGTATTTAAATCTTACTGTTCCAGAAGCTCCACCATCTTTTAAATGAAAGTCTCCTGCAGTTCCTGTTGTGTTTAATACAATTCCGTGAGCTCTTGTTCTTCCAGATTTTACAATCTTATTTTCTGTAGTAACGTTTGAATTAAATACATCACCACTAGATCCATATGTTTGCATATATTTTCTCCTTAAAATTTTATGCGGGCCCGAAGGCCCACATCTAATTATTTATTACGATCCACTAAAAGGCGTAGCGATTGTGCCACTACCAACTAGTACACCTTCAACCATGTAAGTGTTAGCTGCAGTTGCAGTAAACTTAATTCTTGAACCTTTTAAACCACCTGTTGTAGCAACAGATGCTCCAGCTTCTCCATTTAAGTTTACGATATCGTTTGCTGCTGTTGGTATAAAAGATTTTTTTGCACCATCATCAACACCGATCATAACTGAACCTATAAACTTGTCAGTTCCATCAGTTGAAATTGTTCCAGTGAAATCATCAATGAAAAGCAATTCAAAAGTTGTACCAACTGTGCTTGGGTTGTTTGGATCTCTACCTGGTCCTGCTACTGATGAATCAGCTCCACCAACGATTGCTGGTAAAGTAATCGCAGTAGGTGTTCCAACAGGGTCCATAGTAACAATTCTGCCTGCATGATCAGCAACTGTTAAATCAGTAGCTAAAGTCAACGCAACAGTTGATCCTGGTCCTATTGATTGAAATCCGTTACGTGATCGTACCGGACCATCGAATGTAGTATTTGCCATATTAATATCCTCCTAGTTTTCCGAACATAGTCTCTAGGCCGCCGACTATACGCGTCTATGTTCTGATTTTAATTGTATAGTAAGTTAATTATATATTAGATTTTAGTAGAGTGCAAGAGAGCCTACGGTATTTATGCATTTCAGCAATTGTAGCTTTAGATTAAGTAGCTACAGAAACTTGTGGAGCTGCTCCGTCGACAGTATTCTGTCTGTGGGCAATAGCTGCTTCTTCCAGCTTGATCTCGGTGATGACGTGTTTAATCTTGTCATCAATTCTGACCATGTCAAGAGTATATCTACCATTAGACAGATGCTCCTGTTCCCACTTCAACTCCAAGGACCTTTTTTGTTTGTAAAGGTCTTGTATCATCAACAACCTCCTCATAGGTTATTCTATTTAACGGGCCGAACATTCCCGTCTTTTCCCATTTTATATCGTTTTCTCCTAGTTTGTCAAGTATAGCATTTTCTACACTTTTAGCATTATCTGCAGCTAATATAGTAAATTTGCCATGATAATCGTAGGCCCAGATATTAATGAGAAGTTTTTTCATGTTTTTCTTTCTTATTTTTAGATTGAGGCGGAACTATGTTCCGCCTCAAAATTATTTATTAACTGATTCCAGGAGAACCGAAAATTCCTCTAAAGTCAGAAACACCAAATTGGTATCTTTCTCTAGCTTTGAATCTTAAGTTTCCAGTATCGAAGTCACCTTCCATCGCTGTTTTGATTGGAGTTCTAATGAAATGTTTCATTCCATTTGGAACATCCGTAATGATAAAGAATGCATTTGGATCTGTTAAGAAATTGTTCACTCTGTAACCTTGAGGAACCATTCCCATTGATCTGATAGCATTGATATCATTGTCAGCTGTTGCAACTCTACCTTCAGACTTCATGATTCTTTCAGCTGTAAATTGAAGAGCTGAAGGAATTATCATTTTAACTCCTTTAGCTGCAACTTTTAAGCCTCTTTCATCAGTGAATGCCGCAATATCAATTAACGACTGCTCTAATGAAGTTTCATTTAAGTCTGCTGCTGTTGCAAGTGTGTTTGACGTAGTACCAGCAATTGTTGGGTGAGCTGTGCTAAATAAATTAACACCATCCCCAGAAGTGAAACCACCTCCGAAACCATTAACCAAAGGGTTAACAGATTTAACTTGCTTAGTATTAGCCATACTTCTAGCTAACGCTTTTGTGTATCTGCTTGACAGTCTGTCATACAGGTTATCTTCTACCGCTTCCTCAGTAATCGCGAAGGCAAGAGCCACAGTTTCCATAGTGTATCTTGCAGTGTAAGTTTCTTGAGCATTGTCAAAAACTACACCTGAACCTTCAGGTTTTACTTGAGCATTAGCGAATCCAGATAACATTACTTCCTCTTCGAAAGCTCTGTCTGAAGTTTCTGTCGCGTAGATCTCAGCATGTTGGTTTTCGTATCTTTTGTATTCCAGTCCGAATAGTGCATTCAGGCCTGGTTCTAGTTCTTTAACTAGTTGTCCTCGTGATATAGCCATAATTTATCTCCTATTCTAACTATTATACTCCAGCTGTTCCTTTTAAGAAGTGTTCATTGATCATTACAACAAAGTTTACGTGCGATGCACCTAAGTCATTGTTATTAATATCTTTTGAAACTCCAACTACTCTTAGCTGTCCACTAGTTGCCGACACAGTCGAATCATCTAGTTCAACACCTGAAAGAAAGTCGTGTGTACTTCCTACTGCATAAGTGATGTCATAGTTCATAAAAACATCAGTTTGTGCAGAAGCTGTTGTGTTGTCTGATTGTATCTCAAATCTTTCGTAAGGATCTGAAGATACAAAGCCTACGATATCTGTAGCAGTGTTACTTGCTAACAGATGGTTCGCAAACGTTGGTTTACTTGTATTCGCGTCAGTAAAGAAAACTCCGTTTAGAGCTCCTAGTAAAACATCTCCCGCCGCTGCTACACCGATAGTTCCAGTATTTAATGCTTTTACTGGATCTTGACCGAATATAGCGCCTGCTGATGCTGCAATACTAAATTCTGCTAAACCTTGGTTGTCTCTATTCTGACCGATTTTTCCTATTGCTCTTAAGCCGAAAGGACTATCTTGGTTTGCCATAGTTTATCTCCATTGTTTAATTTAATTGATGTAACTAGAAATTGTTAAAAAACTATTTCTTCGTACCACCAAAAGTTACACGAGTATTTCTATCAACACTGATAGGCATACTTGGATGCTCTTCCCTCATGAGATCGTTGTCGAAAGCTTCGTTTTGTTCGCGAGCTTGTTGTTGATAATAAGCTGCGTACTGCTTTGCGATCTCTTCAGGTACTCTAGCGAGCACTAGGCCACCTTGACCGATCACTCCCTTGTATTTACCGTTTTGTACAACTGCGTAGTCTGCTTCATTATATTCGTCAGCTCTAACTAGTTCAAAGCCAGATCTTAATCGACCTTGTACATTAGCAGAGTCGTCGAATCCCATTGATTCAGCTCTAAGCCATCTGTGTACAAATCCTGCCGGTGCAGGGGGTGCATCTAATAAAGATGGTGGAGACCAGACTTTTGGTCGAGATTCATTTTCTCTAGTCTGACTCGCACGTGAAGTTTTTTTATCTTGATTTTCCATGCTTATACTCCTTCCGTGATTTTCAATTGTTCCGCATAGTCTTTAAGTGGCACACCCAATTTTTTAGCAATTGCTACCTGTGAAGGTGTGAGTTTCACAATTTTGCGACCTGATGATTTACTAGCTCGCGTTGCCGAAGCAACAGTTTGAGTAGGTTTAGTCGATTCCTGAGTAGCAGTTGTATCAAACTTGTGCGGAAATTCAAGTCTTATTCTTCTATCTACCTCTGAATAATATTCTTCAGCTTCGGTATTAGGATCATATCCTTCAATTTCTGTTAGTTGTCTATGTATTACTTTTGCTCCCTCAGTCATAATTGGATCTTTGTTGAACCAAGTATTCTTTTGAGCCCATTCTCGAGCTCTAGGATCTACTTGTCTCGGCATTTCCACTTGTTCTTGGGGTTGATTATTAACTGGTGTTTCAGCTTTAGTTTCAGCTTGTCTTGCTTTTAAATCAGCAAGTCTTGCTTCTTCATAACCTAATCTTGAAATTTCTGCACTTGCAGCTACTTCAGCTTTTAGATCACTTTCTTCTCTAGCTTTTGCTAATTTAGCAACAGCTGCTTCCATACCAGATTTAATTCTATTCTCTTTTTCAGATACAAATCCTGTATCTAATTTTGTAAGTCTAGAACTAAGTTGTTCTTTTTCAGCTAAAACACTTTTTGCATACATAGTAGCAGCTTCTTCACGTCTTTCTGCTTCTCGCATTTTTTTAGTTAATTTAGCTATTCTTCTTTTTACTCCATCTGAGTATTCTTCTAATTCTTTCTTTTGCTCTGTATTTTTTTCTTTATCTTGAACATCAGTTGGCTCACCAGATTTCGCCATTGCGTCATCGGCGCTACCACCGTCTTCAAGCTTTGTTTCACGTTCGTTTTCATGTGATTTATCCTCCGCTGGTGTTTTGTCTTCTTGAGTTGTCTCTTCTACCAAAGTTTCTTTTGGTGGATCGAGTTCAACTTCTGCACCTGGACCGGATGTATCAATGTCAACTACTTTGTCTGTGTCTTGCATAGTATCCTCCTATGGTTATTAAAAATGATGAAGTATATCTTCGGGGTCATCGATCGTAGCTAATACTTCATCGTCATTTAGCAATCTAACTTCACCCCCGTCAATTTGAATTCTTGATCCTGCATATCTTGCAAAGATTACCCAGTCGCCTTTTTTGCACCAAGGACCTTCAGGAAATTTTTGTTTATCATAACAATGCGGTCCCATTGCTAAAACTAATCCGCAAGTTGATGCAACTTGTTGTCTCTCTAAAGTATCTTGAGCTAAAAATAATCCAGCTTTAGTTTTTTCTGCCATTTTAAATGGAAGAACTACCATTCTCCAACCAGTTGGTTGGGGTAATTTATTTGATTCTTTTGTTTTTAAACGCTCGTAAGCGTCAACTTCTTTTTTTTCTTTTGCTTTGTTTTCTTTTTCGTATTTTTCTGACAAAGCATTTTTATGCTTTGGGATTTCTGTCTTTTCCAATATTAACGACTTTTCCGTCTCCATCTTTAGCTCCTTTGTTTAGCAGGTTGGATATTTCCCCTGAAATAAATTGGTAGGCGTGGGCCTGTCCTAACATGTACTTGTATTTTTCCATATTGTCAACACCACCACT